CCTTCTGTGCCAAGAGGTAACAGAGGCGGCGAACAATCACTTCCATCCAGTTCAGTTTTACGGCCTGCTGCCGTGATGGTTTACGTGCGAAATCAGTCATAGTTTGATTCCTTCATTTCCAGCGCCGCTTCTGCCGGGGTGCAGCCATCTTTGTACAGATCGAAGGCAATTCCGTTTTCGTCAAAATCTCTTCCAAGGAGCTGGCTTAAACGACGGTTCCACTTGGCCCATTCGATTTCCGATCTGGATACTGAATTTTCCCCTTGGAGCATGGTGTGCATGTTTTGAGTCATTGAGTCCTCTTTGCCCTTGTCGCCAGGCTGGCGGAACGTTTCTTTAACCTGACAACGGTGCGCGTGTTGTCGATGCATTGAAGACTACAACTTAAAGTTTCGCATGTAAAGCCTAAGAAACAAAAAGTTTCGTTTGAGCATAAAAAAAGACACCCCAGGCGGGTGTCTCATTTTGGCGAGAAACTATGGCTTGTTATTTTTGCTGATTGTGGATGATGTCAAACACATCACTTTTGAGAAGATCAATTTCGTGTAATACGGTCTTCGTATGCAGTATTAGGCGCAGCTTTTCTGCCTCAGGCAACTGGTTAAAGAGTGACAATAAAGCCTCTTCTTTTTCGTCCAGTTCTCTGCCAGTGCTGGTGGTTAGCATGGCGTTCTCTGCATCCCCATCCTCATCCATAAAGAACCAGTGCTCGGGCTTACGGGAAACAGCTGCAAGGCGTTTCAGGCGCTCGCCACTGGCCACTGTTTTTCCCTTTGACCAGTTTTGGACAGCCGTGTGGGAGAGCATGACCTGTTTTGCGAGATCGGCCATATTCCAGCCATTTTCGGTCATGACCTGTTTGATTCTTTTTGCGAATACGGGATGAGCGACTTTATTCATATTGTTATTTTACAACCTTTGGTTTCGCCTAGCACTCCAACTATTTGTTTCGTTTTTCTTGCAACTTAAAGTTTCGTTGAGTATCCTCATGTCATTCCACTGACAGGAGGCCCAATGAACAAATCACTTAAAGAAAAAATCACCAACACCATGTCGCGTGTCGACATTGGTGCGCAGCTTGGCATTTCATCTCAGGCAGTAAGCAAATGGATGAGCCAAGGGAAAGTCCCTGCGGGACGTGTTGTCCCTCTTTGCAAAGTCCTTAACTGGGCTGTAACGCCCCACGAAATTGATCCAGGTGCCTACCCAAACCCAACCGATGGATTACCGCGTCAGGAGCACTAACCATGCAAACACTTTCTTTTCAACAGAATAACAGAGCTCCAGCAGAGCGTCTGAAATTCCAGTTTCATACGGACGAGCTGGAATGCCAGAAGATTGACCACCGCGCCATCTGTTCTGCCGTTCGCGCCTGGGCCGCGGCTGAGGGTCGTGTGGCGGTCGCATTAATAATCCGGGAAGCGGTAGAAGAGGCTGGCCTGGCGGATATCGACACATCCGTAAATGCCGACGTGTGGAACGTGAAATTGTTCCGATGGTTAGACCAGCCAGAGAAATCGGCGGTTTACCGGGCGAACGTCGAGCAGCTGGCGCCGGTAATCATCTCAGTTCTGCCGCTGGCGTACCGGGATCGGGTTGTTAAGCACGATAACTTCGCGCTTCGCATCGCCAAGTCGGTGAAAGAGGATGCCGAGGCCATTCAAGCTGTCGTTCTCAAAGCGCCCAAACAGGAGCGCTGGAGAGAGATCAGCGAAAGCATCGTTGCTAAGTACCTGCTGGATGGGCCGGATTCAGTCGCGCCAATTATGGCGATGGTTACAACAATGCTGAGCGGGGCGCTATGACGGGTTCAAAAAAGTCGAAAGCCGCGGTGCGCGAACACCAACGGCTTTCTGATGCAAAAACAGTGCGTAATTGCGGAGATGAGTATGTCAAATACCGCTGAAGTTATCAAATTTCCGACTAAAACCGAGCAAACAGGAGGTCACATGGCCGACCTGTCCAACGGGTACACCCGGATCGCAAACGAGATTCAGAAGCTGAAACCGCGCCTGCGCATGTCTGGGCGTGAATGGCAGTGCCTGGAAGCGGTGATCTGGCTGACCTACGGATGGAACAAGAAACAGGACCGGGTTACCAACACCGTCATCGCCGGGCTCACAGGTCTGGCTGATACGCATGTTTCTGATGCGATCACCTCTCTGGCAGAGCGTGGAATTATTTTCAGTCACAAGCAGGGCGTGATGAAAATTGTCGGTATAAATACTGACCTTTCAGCCTGGATTTTGGACAAACCGAAAACGGGAAAACTCTTCCCGAAAACGGGAAAATCCTTCCCGAAATCGGGAAAAACCTTCCCGGAAACGGTAGCCACCCAAGACTATAACAATAACAATATTAAAAGATCATCGTCAGAGAATTCTGGCGAATCCTTCGACGACCGTCTGACGAAGTTTTTATCAGCTCATCCAGAGGCAGTGATTTACACCCCCAACTTCACCAAGTGGGGAACTGCAGCCGACCAGCAGTGCGCTGAGTGGATCCTCGCCCTGCTCGAAAAAGTTAAACCCTTTCCGAAGCAACCCGTCATGGCCGCATGGGCTAACGACGTGCGCCTGATGCGTGAACTTGACGGCCGCAGCCATCGTGAAATTTGTGAGCTATTCCAGTGGGCGAGCAAAGACGCGTTCTGGCACACAAACATCCTCTCGCCCGCAAAGCTTCGCGCTAAGTGGGACACCCTGAGCCTTCAGCGCGATGCTGGCCGCCGGACGAATGCCGGGGGCGCCCCGGGCATCGACTTCAACAACACTGACTGGATTAACGAGGTGTTCGATGGAAAGACTATCTGAGCAGCTGATGAACTGCGATCGCGATAACTTCCGCCGCATTGCCCACGGCATGCCCGAGGCTCCGGCAGAACGTCCGCAGGTTGAGCAGACGGCTGAAATCTTCAACGCCCTGTTCAGTGCGCTACGCGCTGCGTTCCCGGCTGCTATGGCTGGTTTCCGTGAGCAGAACGATTTCAATGAACTCCGGCGCCAGTGGGTTTTGGCCTTCCAGGAGAACGGGATCACCACCATGGCACAAGTCGCCGCCGGTATGCGCATTGCCCGCCGCCAGGAGAAACCCTTCCTGCCGTCACCCGGGCAGTTCATCGCCTGGTGCAAAGAGGGCCGCAGCCTGCTGGGTTTCAGCGTTGACGACGTGATGAACGAGTACTGGAAATGGCGCCGCCTGGTCTTCCGGTTCCCGACCAGCGAGCAGTACCCGTGGCCAGCGCCAGTGCTGTATCACATCTGCATCGAGCTGCGCCGCCAGAGCACCGATCGCCAGATGACAGAGAAGGAGATGCGCCAGGCAGCCAGCAGCGTTCTGGCCGGGTGGGAGCAGCGCGTCGCCGAGGGAAAACCCATTCCGCCAGTGCGCCGCGCCCTGGCCGCGCCAGCGAAAGACTGCGGACCCACGCCAGCAGAAATGCTGAAAGCCCAATATGCGCAGCGCAAAGCCGCTGGTCTGGTTTAACAGGAGATCCCTATGGCTAAACCTAAAACACATAGCGAGCGCACCCTGTTAATCGCCTGGATCATCGAGCTGGTGAAAAAGCATGGCCGCGCAACGACCAACGAAATCGCCGCCATGTTCGGCCTGCATCGTAACACCGCCGAGAAGTACATCCGGGCTGCCGTAGAGCAGGGCCATCTTATCCGCCACGGGCGCAGCGGCGTCTTCCGCGATCAGCGCGCAGTTATCGACTTTGACATGGAACGTTACACGCACCGAGTAGCATCACATGAGTGATTCACTGAACAACAAAGAGCTGGTGGCCGTGGGCCATCATTTTGCCAAGGCGATGAGCAGCGACACGGCGATCATGGACGTCGCGAAGATTGTTTCCCGCCTGGCTGAACGGTTGGACTGCACCACTGCGGCGCTGCGCGAGATGACGAAGCAGCGGGATGCGCTGGTGAACGAGAACGCGGCGCTGAAAAAGGCTGAACCAGCACCGTTCAGTAAGCTGATGATGGAGGCGCTGGATGCTTATGAGTCTGGAGCTGAAAACGTGCCAGAACTGGCGATGCTGAGCGCGTACCTAAAACTGCGAGATGGCATCAAAACCCCGGCAACCGACGCTCTCTTGGCTGAGGTTCGCGCCCAAGGTGTTGCGCAGTTTGCTGCAGAGATGG